ACTTCTGGCGATATTCGTCGGAAATGATCGCAGAGGGGAGGGGGCCTGCATTCCGTGATAAAGAAACAGGCCCCCATTCCCGGGTTACTGGCGAAGTAAAACTTGAATCCAAGGTTCCATGGTCTAATGGCTATGACATCTGACTGTCGATCAGAAGATCGGGGTTCGATTCCCCGTGGGACCGCCAAATTGAAAGCCTGGGGCGTCCACGAGAACGTGCGAAAGGGAAATCATGAACGACTGCGTAATGCCCAAGATTGGTGATCGGATTATGGTGAAGCGTCTTCCTGGTGGTTATCGGATCAAGAAGCCCGAACCGGGTGTCATTCTGGATGTACTTGTCAACTCCGGAAAGAATTCTTATTACACGGTGCAGCTTGATCGAGATCGCAAGGTCGATGATACTTGGGACATTGGGTTTTATGATTTTGATGTGTTGGCAAACCCTGGATTAGCTTAGTGGTGAAGCACTCGACTGATAATCGAGAGATCAATGGTTCGATTCCATTATCCAGGACCACCGCCCTCGTAGTCCAACTGGTAGAGACGATAGGCTTAGACCCTATGCGTTGGGAGTTCGAATCTCTCCGAGGGCACTCTTTTGTTTGAGGCTTGCAAATGAAAAACAATGTCATTCGCGTAAACTTCAAACGTAAACAGACGATCGAAAGACACAAGTTCTCTTTCTCGGAATTCTGGGATCGTTGGGGTAGAGACATTCTCGTTCTGACTGGTATAATTATATTCAGTTGGTGGGCTGCCGGAGTAATAGTACATCTGTTGCGAATTATAACAGGCAAATGAATTCGATCGTCTATAAAAAAGGCAATCTATTCGACGTGAAAGATCCGATTGCCATTTTGTTGCATGCCTGCAATTGCAAAGGGGTCTGGGGTTCGGGAATTGCCGTTGAGTTCAAACGTCGATTTCCTGCGGCATATAAGGATTATCAACGACGTTGTGCCGTGCGCGGTAAAAAACTTCTTGGGGTTGCCTCTCTTGTGTTCGTTCTAAATCCGCCTCAGCGAGTTGCGTGTCTTTTCACAAGCAATAACTACGGTCCTCATAAAGATCCCGAGAAAAAGATTCTCAAGAACACAGATAAGGCGATCGAGAATCTATTCGCGTTTCTTAAAGACGGAGCCGAGATCCATTCCCCCAAGATTAATTCTGGAAAGTTCTCTGTACCGTGGGAAAAGACTGCCGAGATCATCGAGAATCATCTGAACAGGAGAGACATCAAATGGACGGTATGGGAGTTCGATCCAAACAACTCAAAGTAGGATTGGATTTACACGGGGTTCTCGACGCAAAGCCCAAGCTCTTCGGTCCTCTTTCCTCTGCCCTGGTAGATGCCGGCCACGAGGTCCATATCATCACCGGCCCTGAGTGGAGTAAGAAGCTTGAGAATCAGTTATACGATTTGGAGATCTATTTCACGCACTTCTTCAGCATCGTCGAATATCATAAGAATCGTGGTACCGATATGCGGATTGATGAATTCGGGCATGTTCATCTCGATCCCTATCTGTGGGACAAGACAAAAGGTGAATATTGCGCCCGTGTCGGGATCGATCTTCACTTCGATGATTCTGATACTTACGGTTATTTCTTCAAGACTCCTTACGCTCGATTTTTCAGTAAAGACACCCCTCGTGCAAAGAAAATGTCGTTATGAATCGAAATTTTTACAAGATCTCAGGTCATATGATGATCTTTGGTAGCTCATTTGTTATGGCTGAGCAATTGATTAATGAGCTTTTTTATACTCGGTACTGCTTTGGTTGGCTGAGTGTGAATTTGGCTAATCGTATGACCTGCGGACACGACGGTCTTAACCGTCCTTTTATTTTCGAGATGCTTCGTGACAGATCATCTTAATGAGAACTACGGGCTATTCTTCGAAGGTGATTCATGGATCAACGGCGGTGAATATTTGCTTCATCAGCATGTGCATTTTTGTACCTTCATGTGGATTTCCTGGCGTGATAATGACAATGAGAGCCATGAAACAATTTTGGCGCGTGATGTGAAATACACGAGTTTTCCGGTTCTCAACATTCCATTTCCCTTCAAAAAACGCCGTTAACCTGGTAGAGTTCCTTCATGGAAAAATATTGGGTGATAGCTGACATACATGGTGAGTATCAGAAGCTTTTGACGTTGATGGAGCTTATCAAGAAGCATGGCTTTAACCTTGAAACGGATCGTCTTGTCAGTCTCGGTGATAAGAATGATCGAGGACCTGATACTTACGAGGTCTTTGAATATTTCCGAAATCTGGATCTCATGTACCCCGATCGCGTAGATCTTATATGGGGTAATCATGAAGACATGATGATGAACGCGGCGAAGCTTCGGCCTCACGGAGATATATTCTGGTTTAATGGCAACGGCGGTACAAAGACGTTGGAGTCCTACTCGAAGGTGACCCGTTTCTATGGGAAGAAGTCTCTCGGGAATTCCCTTATCAAAACTGGTCATCACGGTCTATTCCACAAACACATTTATTTTTTGGAGACACCTGAGTATTTTTTCTGTCACGCGCCGATCCCGAAAGAGCAATACCGGCATCATGCACCGGGCGTTGATTTTCGTTGTGACATTAATACGCTGATCTGGGGCGCTCCCGAGCGAGATTCGTGGAACAAACCGGGGCAAACCCTCGAAGAATGGATCGAGCCTAACCTGATCCCAATCGAAGAAAATGGCAACTTCTCAGGCAAACACAAGCTCTGTGTCTATGGTCATCTTCATCGGCTCGAATGGAAAGAGATTGTTAAGACGCACCGTCCCGCGACAAATGATGGGCATGAGTATAAGATAAAAGGATATGAAGTCGTAAATCCGGGAGTACAGAAGATTGGAAACGCGGTTCTTCTCGACACCGGTTGTGGCTGCGCGTTAGAAGGATATCTCAGTTGCCTTGAGTTGCCGGCGATGAAGGTTTATGATAGTCGTGGTGAGGTCTTTGATTTGAAATAAGGGGGAGTGGTGCTAACGGGAACACACTACGCTTGCACCGTAGAGTCCGGGGTTCGATTCCCCGCTCCTCCACCATTTTTTATGAGTCGTACAAAAAAAGGTCAGAAAGCACCGGGATATGAATATTGGGGGAAGAGACCTGGTCCGAGAGATCCTGGTAAATATTCTAAGACGAGAACGCATCGTCTGGAGCGTCTTGAAGATAAGGCCGAAATCAAAAAGGGAAGAAAAGAACTCGACGAGCAATAAAAGCTTTTCTTCCGGGTAAGCATGCGTGGCGCAAGCGATCGGCTGTTAACCGATATAGAGGTTGGTTCGACTCCAACACCCGGAGCCATTATGACGATAACGGAGAGAAGAATGACACCTGTATATTTTCGGCATTTTCCCGAAGAGCGTCGTACCTTTGCCGTTCTTCCTGTACCGAGATGCACGATTCTTGCCGCGCTCACGAATATGAAACGTGGGAAGAATGCCGAATTCAAATTTCAGATGGGTGTTGCTTACGTTCATCCGAATGACCGTTATTGCAAAGCAACTGGTCGGTACTTTGCCGGCGTGGATGTTCAATGGACCATCGGAAATTTGGAGCGTGCAATCATCGAAACTCATGGTACACTTTATCGTGTTCGTATTGGAAACGACGCAATTCATTTCTATCGTCGTCATGGGCATAAGTTCGCCAAGCTCGACTCTATTTATCCCGATTATTACGAGTGATCCTACTCGTTTCGAAATATTTAATAGCGGGGTGGAGAAGTTTGGTATCTCGCCAGGCTCATAACCTGGAGACCGTCGGTTCGAATCCGACCCCCGCTTCCATTCATCATAAAAAAAAGGAACTCCATGTATCATCTCACGGACGTTTTCACGATCGTCTATGTCTTGGTATTTGCCGGTGTCGGTATCGGGGTTGATTTCTGGCTCCGTTCTAAATTCGGGGAACCTGGCACAATCTCCGCCGAGACTGCGGTATGGTCGAGGGTCTATCCATTGATTCCGTTTCTTTACGGGGCAGCATTCGGTTTACTTGCCGGTCATTTTTTCTGGCCTAATTTTGCTTACTGCCATTGAAGTTATTTACTGAGGAACAACATATGTCACAATTCGACTACCTCGTTCGCAAACACACCAAGGCGTTGGGATTATTTGCCAAGATCACGGCGAAGCTCCGCAGACTCGAAGCCAAGATCCAAGCAGTCATGGCCAGATCGCAAACCACGATCGAAGAAGCAAGTAAGGCAATTGAGCAAGAGAAATCAAACCTCGCCTTCTTGAACGAACAGCTTGTGAAAACGCAGACATCCCGCGAACAAGTTGAGAAGTTGACCGGGGTTTAAAAGTTTAAACAGGGTGTAACTCAGTGGTAGAGAGCCTGCCTTGGACGCAGGAAGTCGTTGGTTCGAATCCAGCCACCCTGACCATTAAAAAAACCACACAAGGAAAAACAATGACAAAAGGAAAAACAATGACAACACGTTGCAAATTTAAATGCGATTCTGTTCGCAAAATCGTAAACCACTGGCGTGGTGAGAATGATCCTGAATTCACGTTCGACGTGGAGTTCTCGCCAGTTCTCGCTAACGTCGGTCGGGACAATGCGACTGATGAAAACAAGCAGTTCTGGAAATGGACGCCTAGCGGCAAGATCCAATTCACCAGCATTAACGCCGATCGCTTCCAGCCCGGTGTCGATTATTACGTTGACATCACTCCAGCAAATGTATGAATGAAGTTCATTATAGCTTAATGTCAGTTTGCATAAGCTATGTTCCTGCTTGTAAACTTGAGTGGAGTTATGATTGCGATTTATTCGGTACTGAATATACCGAGACTCCACTCGAAGTGACCTGTCCAGATTGTCTCAATTGGATTCGGAAGCAGGAAAATGAAGAAATTCACGATCAAGATCCCCAAGACTGTCCCCAAACCTCGCGCGGAACTCCCACCGAACAAAGTTCAACGCGATAAGTCCAAATATTCGAGAAAATCCAAGCATGGAAAAGATAGAGGCGAACCTGACTGAATGCCGTGGATGTCATGAGCGCGTGATGCGGATTCAGGCCGGAACATTCGACGGCGTCAATAAACGATGGGTCGATGAACACGGATCTCTATGGAATGGAAGAAAATGCCCCGATTGCACCCGCCTCAACGCCAAAACCCACGCGCGTAAGAGACGCCCGCCTATTCATGAAAACCAAAGAACAGATCGATGAACTCATCGAAGACGTAAAAGAACTCGGTTCCCGGATCAGAAGCATCGACAATCTCATCGCAGCCATAGCCGATCCTGCCCTCAGAGACAAGTATAATAAAGACCTGCTTGCCCTCATTCAGAAGTACAAACAAATGCTAGGCTTGCTTGAGAAGGATATTTCGGAGTATGCTCGGTATGAACGAGAAGAAAAAATTCCGGTTAATCTCAGCTATCGTCGGATTCTGAAAACACTCCGGGAAGTATGATGACAACCTCACTCGCCCTCACCATCGCGATCGTCGCTATTATCCTTGTGTTGATAGAAAATATTCCTGACGACGATTGGGATTAAGGTCTGAAAAATCTCGGGTGTCCAGCTAAAGGTTGACGTGTGTCAATATGCACCCAATTCCCCTCGATGTTCTCCATTCTAATCTGAAACTCCTCCAGTTTCGGTAATAACACCGCCCTAGCATCGCCACAAGTCATTGCAACCGGATTGAAATCGACCGCCTCACCGTCGATATGGGGCGAGTTCTTTGCTCCGCCGACCAGGGCGTTGTAGTTTCTTCCGTGATAGGCACTGCCTGGACAATTCACTGAAGTCGGGCGAATCCAGCAATGTGCGAGTAGCGGCCTGCCCAATTCTTGCCTCACCAACTCCATCTTACCTGCAGTAGTTATGATGTTTTGTTTTTCAACATCCGAAGGCTGGTGATAGATCTGCCAGGTCGGCAAATATGTTGCGTCATGTACTGTAAAATGTTCGGTTATTTGGCTTTTTGGATCGTTCCAATCGATCATAGAGTCCTCCATGAAAGTTGTTAAGAACGATTAACAAGTATGTGACGAAGGAAATCTACAAGGCCAACAGCCTCTCGTGAGGCAATTTCCGCACCCCGTGGTTTACGTAGCTCTCTTTTAATTTCAATTAGATAGGCGATCGAATGGAAAAATACATTAAATATGTACCCCTTATTCTCTTCTGTGCTTTGGCCATCAAGGCGTTGATAGTTGGCTCGGTTATCGCTGATGCTCCATTTCTTCTGATCCTGGCAGTTTTATCAGGATTTTATGAATATAATCACCAGAGTAAGAAGCTTCAGGTTATTCACAAACGCTGTGATGAGATCGATAAGCATTTGACTGCTTTGTACAAGGCAAATCAAGACCTGAAGACAGACCTACAGACCTCGAAATTAAGCTCTCAATTTCAGAAAATTTCCGGGATCACAAAGTGAACACGCAGGTTAATCCACAGGGCGGAATTGATATTACGACTCCGCCGGAGCTTCAAAGAGCCAAACAGGCCGACTTGATTACTCTACCCCAAGGAGTCCCCGGTACAAATTGTGGCAACTGTTCTTTTTTCAAAGGATCGAAAGGTCCGGTCGGTCAGTGCTCCAATCCAAAAGTAATACTGCCCGTGTCAGTCAGAATGTGTTGTGCGTTCTGGGATAATCCGGGAGCCCATCGAGCTTTCAAATGAATATTGATGAAATGTCGAAACAGTTTCGCTCAATTGAGGAGCTACAGGCTTATGCAAACAGCCAATTCCGCACGATCGTAGAGCAATCAAAGAAGATTCATTCCCTCGAAGAAGAAGTGATCCATCTCAAGAAGCTTCTCGAAGACGGAACCCAGGTCATTAAAGATCCGAGCAAGAAAATCGAACTCTATACCGATGTCTCCGATCAGGAAGCAATCTGCCGAATCGAACTCAAGAAGCTCAAAGACCTCTCCATCGAACGAGATCTGACCCTTGAAGAAGCAAAACGGGTGGATATCTACACGAAACTCATCCTGTCTCTTACTGCTGCTACAAAGTCAAAATCAACAGAGATCATTACTCCGGAACGTCTTGATGATGCAAAACTCCTCGCCCTTTTGGCTGATGAAGTTGAAGTAAATGGCAACAATCAATAAAAAAGCTGCAATAGAAGAGCTATGGCGAAGAGGTAATCTCAGTTTCAAGCTCGATAAATGTCAGAAGGAACTCTATAAGCTTTTCTACGATTCTCCTGCTGACGAAATTCAGACATGGTTACTCGCCCGCCGATCAGGAAAGACCTACTGTCTTTGTATTCTAGCCCTTGAGCAATGCATCAGACAAAAAAATAGCATCGTTAAATTTGTAAGCCCCACCAAGCTCCAAGTGAACAATAACGTCCGACCACTGTTCAAACAGATACTGCAAGACTGTCCCGATGACATTAAGCCTGAATTTCGAGGCAAAGATTACATTTATTACTTTCCAAACGGATCTGAGATCCAATTGGCAGGTACAGACAGTAGGCATGCTGAGAAGCTGCGTGGTGGTGACTCGCACATTTGGTTCGTTGATGAAGCCGGAACATGTAGCGATCTTGAAAACGTAGTTAAGTCCATCCTGCAACCCACAACTCTTATCACCAAAGGCAAGGGCATATTGGCCAGCACTCCACCGCGTGAATCGGAACATGACTTTTTGAAGTTTATTGAAGAGGCCGAGACAAACGGCACACTCACCAAGAAGACAATTTACGATAATCCAAGGATTACAGAAGAAGACATCAAACGTGAAATTCGAAAGGCTGGCGGGGCTCACACCGACTTTTTCCGTCGCGAGTTCCTGTGCGAGATCATTAAAGACTCGACAACATCGGTGATTCCAGAATTTACGTCCGAACTCGAAGCAAAAATCGTTAAAGAATGGCCAAAACCACCGTTTTTTGACTCGTATGAGGCGATGGATCTCGGGTTTAAAGACCTGACGGTCATCATCTTCGGCTATTTCGATTTTCGTGCCGATAAAGTGATCATCGAGGATGAGTTTGTCACTACCGGAAATGAGATGCAGTTGCCCGCTCTCATGGAAGCAATCAAGAAGAAAGAGTACAACCTCTGGTACAACGTTCTCACCAACGAAGTAAAAAAGCCTTATCTCAGGGTCAGTGACATCAATTACATCGTCACGAACGAGATCTCCCGAGCAAGTCGTGGGGAAATTCATTTTGTGCCCGCGAATAAAGACGATAAAGATGCCGCTCTCAACACGATGAGGGTGATGTTAGCCAACGAGAAGATCATCATCCACCCCCGATGCACGACTCTGCTGCGTCATCTTCGTAACGTGAAGTGGAAAAGTGCCACGGTCAAAACGATCTTCGCTCGATCTCCAGACAATGGTCATTACGACGCGGTAGATGCGCTCTGTTACTTCATAAGACATGTCGCTTACAGCAAGAATCCTTATCCCGCCAATTATGGGATGAACATGAAAGATTTGTACATCGCAAGACCCGATAGGTTCAACCGGAATAACGCTCAAATTGACGCTTACCGCAAGATCTTCGGCATCAGAAAGAAAGACAATGGCTGACAACGAATTTGATATTCCGCAACCGCAAGAAGAGCCGACATCTACCTCAAGCGATTATTTCGCGGCTCAAGAATCGGAAAAGTGCGCCGGGATTCTTCTTCAGAAGGGTCAATCCTTCTATAATATTTTACGAGCAAACGCTTATTTAGAGAAGTTGGCCAACATGTGGCGCGCCTATCACGGTGCGTATGGTGATTATGTCGGATTCGGTCACCAGGTTAATTTCACTGGTCAGCAGGGCGAGCTTGTTTCTTTGCCGGCAAATCATTGGAGAAACATCGCGTCCCATATATTGAACATGATCACGAGCAATCGTCCCATCATGGAAGCTCGTGCCATCAACACAGATTACAAATCACTAGCTCAAACCACACTCGCTAACGGCATTCTCGATTATTACATGCGAGAAAAGCATCTCGAAACAGCGCTCCGTAAGGCCGTTGAACTCGCGATCGTCCTCGGCGCAGGTTTTATCAAGCTCGAATGGAATGCAACTGCAGGCGAAACCTACGACTTCGACGAGGAAACCGGTACATTCAATTACGAAGGTGAAATCGAATTCTCGAACCTAACACCGTTTGATGTCGTGGTAGATGGGTCGAAAGAGTCTTGGAATAACGATTGGATTATGACCAGGACGTTTCAGAACCGATACAACTTGATGTCCAAGTATCCAGAGCTTGCCGATAAGCTCAAAGCCATCCCGACAAAGATGGAATCTACTGTATATCGCCTGGCTGTGTTCTCTAACGATGATACAGATGATATTCCCGTTTATGAATTCTTTCATCGCCGTACAGAAGCATGTCCAAATGGTAGGTATATGCTCTTCTGTGACTCCGATTGTGTCCTGATCGACATCGACTTGCCTTATCGGGTCATTCCTATTTTCCGAATCGCTGCGGGTGAGATCCTTGGAACGCCCTATGCTTATTCGCCGATGTTTGATCTGTACCCGCTACAAGAGGCCGTTAATTCCCTTTATGGTAGCATAATGACCAATCAGGCTGCGTTCGGAGTACAAAATCTCTGGGTTCAGCGTGGTGCAGATATCAACGTGAACACTCTCGACGGTGCGATGAACATCATCGAGGGTAATAACAAGCCAGAACCTCTGCAGCTATGTGCTACTCCAAAAGAAGTGTTCGACTTCCTGAATCTGCTTATCCAATCGATGGAGACGATATCAGGGGTCAATAGCGTGGCGCGCGGAAATCCAGAGGCAAGTTTAAAAAGCGGAAACGCACTTGCCTTGGTGCAGTCTATGGCGTTGCAGTTCATGTCTGGACTCCAACAGAGCTATGTCAAGATGGTGGAAGACGTAGGTACTGCGCTCATTCAGATTCTCAAAGATTATGCTCAGACCCCAAAAGTGATTGCCCTTGTGGGTCGTAATAATCGACCACTACTCAAGGAATTCACTGGAGAGCAAATCAGCGCCATCAACAGAGTCGTTGTAGACATCGGTAACCCTTTGAGTCGGACCATTTCGGGTCGAGTACAAATGGCTGAGCAACTCGCCCAAATGAAACTTCTATCCAATCCACAGCAATATTTCCAGGTCATGAATACTGGCCGCCTCGATGTCACATTCGAAGGTGAAACGCAGGAATTA